ATCTCATAGACGTCTAGAGGGACGGCCACGTTTCTGAACACGGGTTTCTCGTCCCTCATAACCTGATTGTCCCTCATTCCAGCAACAGCCTGTATTGTTCGACGATTGCCTGCTCTTCCTCAAGCTCGCCCTTGTCGCGGCGGCGCTCCCGAATGATCTGACGAACAGCCTTCACGTTGTACCCCTTCGACTTCAGGACAGTGAAGATGTCCTTCTGGTCTCGGGCAACGTCCTGCTTTTCACCCTCCAGCCGCTCGTAGTCAGCTACAGCCTGCCGCAGCTCCGTAGCCGCAGCCTCCATCGCCTTCTGATTGTGCCGCCGGAAGTCTTCGTCGTCTTTCATCGGGAGCGCCATTCCTGCCTCTTGTGGTCAACACATATAACGTTTGTGTGCTTACCGCAACTACTCGAACTCTTCAACGTTAATCGCGTAGAGCAGGAACGAGGGCCGAGCCTGCCCGGGACGACGGTAAACCTCCGCCTTCGCAAGCTTGCCCGCAGCGAACAACCTGGCCGTCGCATTGCTGACCATCAGGACATCATGCTCAAGGTCCTCGGACAACTCAGCGTTGCTGTAGATGCCGCCATCCTTCATGTGCCGCAAGATGATGTCCTCGAGCCTCGGCTCAACAGACAGCGCCGCAGGGGCCGCAGCCGTCTCTGTCTTGTCTACTCGAACCGCGCGCCACGGTACTTGGTCCTTGCGGTTCGGGTAGTTGGGCAGCACATGGGCAACGATGTTGTCCATGATGCGGATGCCTAGAAGCGCCACGATCCTCGCATTGATGAACACATTCTCTCCCTCCTTTGTGACGCCGAACGCGCTTCCGTTCAGGGCGATGTTCTCGACTATCACTTCTTTCTGCTCGGTAATCATTCCGTCTGGTCTCCTGTTGCCGTCCAAAGAATCTGGTATCCGTTCGATCTTCTGCTCACTTGGCCACGCGTCAGCAGCCGCGATAACGCAGTCCTGACTGTGTCCGTGGACAGATTAATCATCCGCGCCACCTCATGTCCACCCAACTCTCGACCACTCAAGGTCTTCAAGATGATTTCGTCCGTAGGGTTGTTCTCCCGCCCCTTCGTGATCGCAGTCTTCCGGGTGTTGTTGTCAGGAAGCCTCCCACCACCAACTAAGTGCCTAGGCCTGCCCTCCTTCGGCGGTAGACCGTCCTCCTTAAAGCGGTTGATCTCCTCAGCGCGCTTCATGTGCATGACGCTCGCAATTTGAGCCTCGAACCTTGTAGCCTGGTCTGGCTTGACGTTGTACGCCGGGATTATGATCCGCATCACCATTCTCCTGTCCAGTGCTTCATCCCGAACTCCGCATAGAGTGCCCGCTTCTCCTTCTCGTGGTTGATGTCGGTGTCTCCTCTGTGCAGGATCGTCTTGTAGGGCGGCTGCTCCCGCATCGTGGCGATGAACGGCATTGTGGCGATCTGCTCCCGCAGCTTCGCCATGACCCACGGGCCGCAGCCGGAGTTGATTTGAGTGCCCGTGAGCGTCCCTGTCACCGCGTGCATGTAGGTCTGCGGTCCGAGGTAGTAGGTGTTTTTGTTCCCGCTCAGGCGGCGGTCAACGTACAATGCTGCCGCCAACTCAAAAGCCGGGTTGCCGGGTGCCGTGGCCATGAAGTCGTGGCTGAAGTCATGGTCTAAGCAAGTCGGCAGCACCCAGTTCACGCTCTCTGGGATAGCAACGTCGAGCGGTGTGTCGCAGATGCGGTCTATGTCGCAGTAGACCCCGCCCTCTTCGTAGAGTTTGATGAGCCGCCACAGGTCTGTCTTGGTCACGATGTGATCGTCGCGGATCACGTTCCAGACGTTGCGGCCAAGGTGGAACTCTAGGTAGTCGTTCACCTCTGCATCCTCGTGGATCGTCACTGTCCAGTCAGGGTTCAGGTCGATCAATCTGCGCAGGCCGAGCTTAACGAGAGTGGCTTGACTGTTAACTATTTCCTTCGTCGGCCATGTCATGTGTACATGCTTGGGGATCATCACACATCCTTCCATGGGTCTGGGTTCTTCAACGCCTGCGTGATCTTCCTGATCTCTTCCGCCTTGGTCGTCATCGGCCCGGACAACTCCGGGTCCACATGCAGCAGCCGGTTCGCGGCCCTGCTCCACAGGTCACGCCAGTATTCGGCGCGCTCCTGCCAGAACTGCGCCTGCTGTTGGAGTTCTTGGATCTCGCGCTTGAGGTCGTCGGTCATGGCTTGTCTCCCTCAATCTCGGCCAACCTTGCGCGAGCCCAATAAATGCAGGCATTATATTTGTGTTCAATTTGGTCCTCTTTTGTGTCATATTCCGGTTCCAGTTCCATTTCGTTTGTTGTCCTGTGCCGTGCAATCACCCGCAGCGCCTCCACCGCCTTCTTTAGACTGACCTTTGCTCCAATCCTCGCCATCCCACTGTTCATTGCAGCTTGGCGAAATATTTTGCATCTTTCTCTCTGGCGCTTGTTCTTAATCTCTAGCATCTGAATGCGATCTGCCGCTTCAGCATAGAGCGGAGACTGTAGAAAGCAGTCCTCCACTGACGTATGGTCAACGGCGCGTAGTCGCTTAACCAGCCCTTTTTTGGTCATCTCTTGTCCCCCTCGATCTCGGCCAGCGTGGCTCGGGCGATCTGAGCAGCCCATCCCTCCCCCACGTTCAGCTTCTTAAACGCCTCCACCGCCTTCGCCAGCCTTCCCTCCAACTCCTCCGCATAAGCCTCAGCTTCCTCCGCATCCCGTCGTGCTGCTTCTAGCTGCTCGGTCAGGGCGTCGATCCGCGCCTTCGCCCTGTCGCGCGCGTCCTCCGCCCCCTTCATCCACGCAATCGTCAGGTCGCAGTCCTCGCCCAGCGGGCATTGCTTCTTGGTCATGGCTTCGGCTCCTCAATGAACTGCGCGGGGTCTAGGGCGCGGATGCGGAGCATACTATCGCCTAGCCAGCCCTCATCTTCCAAAACATCCACTACCCCCTCCAGCGCCCGCTTGATCGCGGCAAGCACATCTTCGCGGCGGATGTATTCCCTTGCTTCATGGGGGATGTAACTCTTGTCGCCATGCTTGCTCACTACACCGACATCATAGTCGTCGTCCCACCATGCCCAAATCCGTTTCGGTGCTTCACTCATCACACATCACCTCTTGCTTTGGACAATGCGGCTCGGGCGTCCTGAACCCAATCACCCGGCATGTTGAAGCCGTGCTTATTGTGATCGTCCCAAGATTGAATAGCCCAATCCAGAGCCTCATACAGATCAGGTGCGGCGGCGATAAGGTGGGCGTTTGCTTCTCTTTGCTCATGCCAACTCCCAACACGCAGCATCGGGCCGCTATCATCTGTCGAATTAGCAACCCACCAATCTGCCCCAAAGTCATAAGCAGTCCAAGGCCCCGGCGTCCATTTTGTCTCAGTCATCACACTTCCTCCGTGAAATACTGCGGCAACTGGCCTTCGACCCACTCGCGGCGGATCACGGCGATACGGCCATTTCGTGCGTTGTCGTCGGCATACTTGCGAGCGGAATACCAGCCATTGATTGGAAGAATGGTGTCATAGTCGTTAATCCACTGCACCTTCTTCGTGGGCGTGTCTTCCTTAATCGCAGCGATCTTATCCATCGCACGTTCATACTCCAGCGTCCCGACCCGTTCTTCCAACATCTCGACCCGCTCTTGCAGCGGCTTGATGCGGTCTTCGTGGATGAACTCGACGATCTGCGCGATCCTCTGCGCGATGGCATCCTCGATCACGCTGTTACGGATCAGGTCGCGCGCCATCTCTCTCATCTGTGCGTGTTTGTCGGTCACAACTTCCCCTCCCTCATCTTCCGAAAGACCACCTTGAACGCCTCGATCACGGCCCGCTCTACTTGCGCCTCGGTCATTTGCTCACCTCCAGATTGCTCGGCCTCGGCGGCGGGATCAGCACAGGCTCATGCACAACACGCAGCCCAGCAGGTCTCGGCGGCGGGATCAGCACAGGCTGCTTCTCAGTCACGGGGTCACAGACCATGATCGCTTCAGGATCGAGGTGCTTGATATAAATCCCCTGCATCTCCTTGCACTGATCCATGTCCCGATAGAGACCGACGTAGCCGAGATCCGGCGTGACGCTCGTGCTCGCGATAACTGTCAACACTACCAGCTTCATTCATCTCTCCATGCTTTGCTTGTTCTGCTTTCCACTCTGCCTCCAGCCACTTGGGCAGCGGTTCTTCATGCGTCGCCATTGTCCAACGGCCCCTGCACCATGCGCGCAGCCATCTGCGCCAGTTCCTTGATCTCGTTCGCACGGGCAGCGTTCCACTGGTGCCCACCCGTCCTGTCGTTCCGAATGATCTCAGCCACGCGCTCGATCCTATGCAGCGCAGCCAACAGGTCCCCGGTCCTCGGTTCAGCCCACTTCGCCATCACGGTCCCTCATACTCTTCAACCAACAGCCACGGCATCTTGTCGCGGCGAACATGAACCAGATTTGCCTCGATCTGGTCGTACTTCGACCGACGCAGCCGACGAACAACGCCCGCCGCGCGCTTCGTCGAACCAATCCCCCACACCAGACGCGTCGTAGACTGGCCCGTGTCAGAGTTGACCCCGACGATCTCGTAGAACACCTCAAACGTCTCTTTCATCAGTCCCTCCTCTCCAACTCCGCCTTGTACATCTTCAGGTCCAGCAGCAACTCCGCCTTCTCCACCGACAGCCGAGCCACCACCTGCTCCAATCGCGCAATCTCACTGCGCTGCTTGGTAACCTTCGTCCGCAACCACGAAAGCTCACTCGTCGTCTGCGTCATCATCCACCTCAATCTCACCACGCCCACGGCAGTGGTCGCACACATCCCACTCCGAAGTCAGGTAACCGTACGGGTTCGAGAACCCCATCGGGACCGCAACCTCATACTCAACCTCACCTCGGCCCTCGCAACTCGGACATTGGACCCACTTAGTCAGCATCACAAACCTCCAACGGATCGAGACCAAGCTCCTCCGTTACCCACGCCATCGCCGTGCAGACGTCATCCCATCTCGCATCGTCAGGATCACACGGATCATGCAGCGCATCCCACAGAACCTTGAGCCATGAAGCTCGGTTGCCGTGCGTCAGTTCCATGTCTGGTCTCCTCTGGTCTTGTGTAGATGTTGTGGAGAACTTGTAGCAAGGGGCGGGGAGGGCGTCAAGACCCTCCCCAGCCGAGAGGTCACCGAACGCGCCAAATGCGGACGCCGCCATCCTCGTCGTACTGCTGGCGGAAATGCTTCTTCGCGTAGTTGGCATAGCGCGCAAAAGCGGTAACGAGGCGCTTCAGATCATCCTTCGAGTCAAACAGAGAACCCGGATAATACACGCTGTCACCAACCTCCATGATGCGAGCCTCAGGGTACTTGACCCCGTTCCTGGTGCCCTTGCCGACAAAGGGACAAGGAACATCCTTCTCGATCTTCACGTCGTACATCGTAAGCCCTTTCGTGGTGTTGTCCGTGTGTAACGTAGTAAGGTGTATCGATATGTATGTCAAGAGGCTTGGACCTCGGAACTTGGACCTTGGACCTCGGAACTTGGACCTCGGCGAGTTGCCTATATAAGCAGTTTTGCCAGAGATTCGGTGTTCGCGCGTGAACGCACGCGGATTTGCGGTAAATACGGTAAAAATGGCTGTTTTTCGCTGTAAGTGTATGGAAAACAAAGACATTTTTCTTACAAACGCTCTTACATGGGTGTTTTTCTCTTACGCCAGAAGCGTAAGACAGCGAGTTGCTAGTCCAGCCAGCGCCGCATTTTTCACTTTTTGGAAACCTGAAATCTGGCTGGAACACCCTTTATAGGGGAACTCGACTGCCGCCTCAGGCTGTTGTATGGTGCTTGTGGAACGCCGCGAAAGGAGGTCGCTGTGGCATCTGAAACCCCTCGCAAGAAGACGTCTGCACTGCGCCGCATCGAGGAGCGGATCGAAGAGGAGAGCGGGCGCGTACTGACCCCAAGACAAAAGACCTTTGCTGAACTCTACATTCAGGGGACGATGACCAACGGCGAGTGCGCCCGTCGCGCGGGATACTCCCCGGACACCGCTGTGGTCTACGCGTCCAAACTTCTGGATGGCAGGACCTTTCCCCATGTGGTTGAGTACGTCAACGAACTTCGCGAAGAGCGAGAGCGCCGGTTCGGCGTCACCCTCATGGGGCAACTCGAGCGACTGCATCAACTGTCCCGCGGCGCGGAAGAGGCGAACCAGTACTCCGCTGCGATCAACGCTGAGAAGCTCCGGTCAGCACTCGGCGGCTTGACCATCGACCGTCGCGAGACAATCAACACGCTGGATCAACTCTCGCGCGAAGAGATTACCGCGCGTCTCATGGACCTGCAGCGCAAATTCCCCACCGCCTTCACCATCGAGGGCACCGCCAAGGATGTGACCAATGGCAAAAGGCCCAGAGGCCAACTTCTGGAACACTCTGAGGACTAACGTTCCCAAGGATGGGTTCGTGATGCGCCTTGAAAACAAGGTCGGACTCGGCACTCCTGACGTTTATAGCATGCTCGGTGGCCTGCCCTTCTGGCTCGAGCTCAAGGTAACCGACCGTAATCAGGCCAGAGTGTCAAAGTACCAAGTCGCGTGGCATACGCTCCATTATGCCCGAGGAGGGCTATCATTTTTCTTGGTAAAAGACCCCCGTACCAATAACATTCATTTATACCCCGGGTCCTTGGCGCTTGAGTTGGCGCAGTCGGGCCTTGGCTGTCGGGCCTTGGCGGTAGTCGGGAACTGTCGGGCTGCGTGGGACAGGCTCAGGACCGAGGTTGTCGGGCACTACGCCGGTCGGGTCGGTGCTGTCGGGTCGGGGTCGGGTCTTGTCGGGGTCGGGTCGGGGTCGGGTCCAGTCGGGTCGGGGTCGGGGGATCTAGGTTCTAGGCCCGAGGACCGAGGCTTGAGGCCGGTGGCCGGGGCTGCGAATGACGCCGCGGCCCCGGGGGGTGGTCCGGGGGCCTAGGCCCCCGGTCCGTGATCAGTGCTCCACGATTGCGATTGATTTTGCGGCGGTGCCGCCCTTGCAGAGCTTGCAAGCGGTGCATTGCACGCGCCGCCCTGCTTCCTTGGATGCCGGGCAAAGGGCCTCGTGCGCCCGGTCTAGTTGGCCTAGGTCCGCGATAACGCGGAACGTGCGCCGCCCGGCCTGCCAGTGCGCGACGGCCTGCGCGTGGTTGTCTGCGGATTGCATGGCGATATCGGGACGCCAGCCGGACTGGTGCGAGTATGCGGTCCACGTGCTGGCCTCTGCGAGTAGTTCGTCCCACACATGCGACGGGACCGCGCCCGGGTCGCCATAAGTGCCGACGCGCACGAACCGCCCGCGCCCCATGTCGCGCGCTGATTCGGCTTTATAGACGCCGCGCAGGAAGGCCTTGAAAACGATCAGCACGCCCTGCCCTAGGTTCACGTAGCACCGGCGCCCCTTGGCCTGCTTTCGCTTGGGGTCTGCTGTTGGCGTGCCGCGCATGACGCAATCGCCACAGATAGAATAATCCGCGCCCGTCTTACTGGCCTCGAGCGGATTGATATCGGCCCGCAGAATATAGGTCTGCACCACGCGGCCCGTCTTGGCGTTGCGGTTGGAATAGGTCGCAATGACCACGATTGGCTTACCATCCAAGAGGCTTGGCCCGTTGTATATGATAGCTGCTTTCATGTCGCTTGCCTTGGTTTGATTAGGGGCGGAAATGCCCGACGCCACCCTAGCATGATCCACAAGTAACGCACAAGCGGAATCTGTCGGGGGTCGGGGCTTGTGCCAGGGTCGGGGGTCGGGCCCCGCAGCGCCGCTAGGTCGGGTCGGGTCGGGTCGGGGGTCGGGGCTTATCGATCCGGGCGCGCGGCCCCCTGCCCGGTTGATATATGCTAGGGAATGAATGAATCGCGCCCAGGCGCTCGAGGCCCTGGGCGCTGCGCCTGGCGGCGCGGGGGCCGAGGCCCCCGGCCTTGCGACCGGGGGCCGAGGGCGTCAGGCGGTTGCCAGATATTCGGCGGGGGTGGGCAATTCATGCGCTATGGCGTAGGCCGCCTGCCACTCTGGTTCCGCCGCGACAAGGCGGCCATACCGCAGGACCTCGCGCGTGTAGGTATCGCCCATCTCAAATTCGCCATAGGTATGCGGCGAGCGCGCGGCCACCATCCAACGGGAATATTCGTTCTTTCCCTCATTGTCTGGCGTTCTGTAGGTTTTCAGAACGCGCCACTCCCATCCGTCGCGCCCCTTAAGTATGGCGTAGGGCTGGGCGACGGGGCGCGTCTTTGCAAAGGGGTTGGGCATTGTCTCTGTTCCTTTCACTAGGGCGTCGCGACCGTCGCGCCGCCTAATCCCTTCCTACAGGAAGGCCTCGCCCCCTGTCAACAAGAAAAAAACAACCGATCCACAAGAAACATGTTGACAGGCCCTCGGCCCTTCCTGTAGGAAGGAGTTAGGCGGCGCGATAGTGCCCCGCCCTAGTAAGAGGAACCGAACCGATGGAAATCAGATACGCCAGCGAGGAGCACATGCCGGTTGTGGTCGCGCTCACCTTGCAAGAGCTCGCCGACCTCAAGGCCTTCGCCGAGATCGCCAAGGCGACCGAGGCCTGCGAGCGCAAGTATGCCGCGAGCATGCTCGCCGAGCGCCTCGGCGAGGTCCGCAAGGAAGCGATAGCGCGCGCTATCAACTCGCTCACCTATGAAATGAACCGCGACAAGTAACGCAACCGGCCGAGGGCGCTAGGCCCTCGGCCCCTTCACCCAAAGGAGCCCAACCCATGCAACCCATCATCAAGGCCTATCTCGCCGCCGAGACTGTTGACCTACTCGCCGACGCGCCAAGCTTGGGCGCGGTCCTGCGCGCCGAGGCCGAGGCTCTGCAACGCCTGATCAAGCATGCGACCGACGCCCTTGATCAGGTCAAGGCGAGCGCCCTCGCCGAGGGCGTCGCGACCTACTCGCTCACCCAGCGCGAGACGCCCCCGAACAAAGCGACCTACGTGCAACTGTATGGGCGCGACGCGTTCGACGCGCACAAGACAGTCACCACCGTGCGCACGTTCGCTTGGATCATGTAGCACATCGCGCCTCGCGCCCAGCCCCAGCCCGTCGGGCTGGGGTTACTGGGCCGACGGTCGGTCGGCACAAGAGACGGGGGCCGGGGGCCGGGGCCCCCCTTTTCGGGGGGCCTTTTTGTAGGATTGTGACGGATGAACATTGAAGCGCAAAAAATATCGGGCCTAATTTCATTGGACTTGTGGACTTTGAACAACCAACAACATCCAAGTTCCAAGATCCACGGTCCTATGTTATTCTCCCCTTCACCACCGCGTTTGCTCCCCCTGACGTTGGTGTAGAGTCTATGTTGACTCCGGGCCCGTGGTGCGCCTCCCCGCGCTACGGGCCTGTGTTGTTTTTGTGATGTTTATTGTGGTATTGGGTTTGGTTATGGACAATGAGAGTGTGGCCCGTGCTGGGGAGTACTTTGTGGCGCAGGCTTTGGAGGCTTGCGGTGTTCGTGTTGTTCGTGTGGATTTGAGTGGTCATGATTTGTGGTGTCGGACGGTGAGTGGGAGGTTAGTGAGTGTACAGGTAAAGACGGCGAGTCGTGCGCGTGTGGATCCTGAGCATCATGCTCCGAGGTATGAGTTTTATGATCGTGGTGGTGCGTTGCGTCCGGACGTTTATGGGTTGGTTGCGTTGGATATTGGGTTGATGTTGTTTGACGGTGCGATAGGTCGGAGGAAGAACATTCGTGCTTCGTTGTTTACGGATGGTGGGATGCGGGAGTCGATTGCGAGGTTCTTCTATTGAGGGTATAGTATCGAGGACCGTGGACCTTGGCCCTAGGAGGGTATGATGCCTGGGATGATGATGAAGCAGAAGCGCATGCGTCGTCGCGAGATGGAGCGTGAGGACGACGACAACGGCTATGCCAAGGGCGGCATGGTGGACTATGACGCCAAGGTAGCGATGCTGGATTATCCTGGCACGAAGGGTGTTGGGATGCCGACGGGAGGCAAGCAGCAGCTTACGGGCAAGGGCTTCCGGGGCACGTTCTGATGGCGAGACAGCCAATCCCTGTACCGCCGCCGAGGCCGGTACCGGCGGCGGAGCGTGCGCGTACTGCGCATGGGCGGTTGGCGCAGGGATGGTCGGATCGTTCGGGCAGGACGGCGTCTGAGCAATTGGGGGACGTGGACTTCCGGTTGTTCCTTGACCCTGTGTTGAGCCGAGATCCGCTGGGCCGGATGGGGTATGATCCTGAGGCGTTCCGGGTTTACGGCCCGAGGGATCGGACGGACACGGCGTTTTTCTATTTTGGCGATCAGGATCCGGACATGCGCCCGGACACGGTTTATGTGTCGCCTGATTTTCTGTCCTCGCCTGACGTGATGGCGCATGAGTACCGTCACCGTGGTGTGCAGAAGTTGCACAAAGAGTTCTTGGACAACCCGAAGTTGTTTGAGGACCTGTTTGAGCCGTGGGTCTTGGAGTCTCTTCGCAGTTACGGCTCTGGCGTTGAGCGGAGCCGGATGAACGAGGAGCAGGTTGTCGAGTACTTTGACGATCCTTCTGCGCGGATTCCGGACAGTGAGCGGTTTCCGACGATGGCGGATACGCTGGACGAGGCCTCGCCGCGGAGGATCGAGGAGTTTAGAGACTGGACGAGTGATGGTGTTGGGCGGTTGGCTCGGTCGTATTACCCTGTCCAGAGTGGTGTGATGGAGGCTGCGCAGGGGGTTTTGCGGCAGCGTGGGGAGCCTCCGAGGGCCGAGTTTCAAGAACCTGGGTTCATGGATCGTGTGATGCGTGGCATAGGTTCATTATTCGGGGGCTGAGATGAAAGATCGTGACCTCTACTCCTTGGCGGATCGGATGGCGGAGCGGTACGGTGTTGATCCGTACATTTTCCGTCGGATGATTCAGCAGGAGAGTGGGTTCAACCCTCGTGCGCGGAACGAGCGGTCTGGTGCGACGGGTTTGGCGCAGGTGATGTCGGAGACGGCGCGGGATCCTGGGTACGGGGTCAAGCCGCTTGAGGATCGGTATGATCCTGTTGAGAGCCTGCGGTTTGGGGCTGAGTACTTGAAGGCGATGCTGGACAAGTTTGACGGCGACTATCGTCTGGCGTTGGCGGCGTACAATGCGGGTCCTGGGACGGTTGAGAGGGCGGGCGGGGTTCCGCAGATTGACGAGACGCTGCAGTATGTGAAGAGCATTCTGGAGGTGGAGGCTCCGCCGCCTCGGCCCGCGAACCTTGGAACTCGGACCTCGGTTCCGATGCCGCTGGCGAGTCAGAGGAACGAGGCGATACGGCAGGCGGTTGCGGAGGGTGGGATTGGCGGGCTCATGGTTCCGCCTCCGAGGCCCGTGGTCCGTGAACCGAAGGGTCAGGGCATTCCGATACCGTCTGCGCGGCCTGTGTTGACGGCGGCGGAGCGGATGCAGGCGGCGGGCATTCCGATACCGATGCCTCGTCGCTAGTCGTGGCGCTCTTGGTGTAGTATAGTGTGGTGCGAGCCAGCTGCGTGGAGAGCCTGCTATGAGTGCTGTTTCTAACTTCTTTCGCGATCTGTTCGGTGGCGGCGGGAAGAGCACGATGTCCAGCAGTAGCGGCGGCAGTAACAAGCCTGCGGCGACCACGACCAAGCCTGCGACTACGAAACCTGCGGCGACCACGACCAAGCCTGCGACTACGAAACCTGCGGCGACCACGACCAAGCCCAAGGACACGATTGGCTCCGTCAGCCCTCAGGGCACCTACGCCGGTGATGGTTTTGAGTGGCGGGATACTGGAAGCGGGTATCTGACGCGCACTTACACGGGTACGAACCGTGGCCTTGGCCTTGGGAGCGAGCCGATTCAGGCTGGCGGCTCGGACAAGCCCGTGAAAGAGACGATTGCGCAGATTTCGCTGAATGAGGGGTCGTCTTACGCCTACAGTCCGCAGTCCGCGACGGACAAAAGCCTGGTGAGTCTGATCACAACGGGCGATCCAGGTGGTAGTGCGTCGTATGCGGCGCAGGTTGGGGCCCCGACACCGGCTCGGACGGCGGCTGCACCGGCTGCACCGGCCAAAAAGACCGATTTTTCGAGTTCTGGGAGCTTTTCTAAGGCTTTTTCTGATGCTCGCACGGCTCTTGGGCCAGGTCAAACGTTTACCTACAAGGGTAGAACCTACACGACGGTTACTGCGGAGCCCCGGCCGAACCTTGCGGGGCCTCCAGCGGGCATTCAAACGCTGGTTCCGCGTGATGATCGGGCGCCTCCGGGCACTTATACGGGCGTTGGAACGCAGGTTGTGAGCGATCCGAGGCTGAATTTGCCTGTTGGGACTCTCCCTGCGGCGCCTGTGGAGCCCATCGCGGCACGGGAGCCTGCTCCGTACACGCCGACGGGCGCTGGGATCGGTGTTTTTGACACGATTGCGGCGCGTGACGCGGCAATTCGCGAGCAAGCGGCGCTTGCGCAGGCGGCATCGCTGTATCGGCCTCAGGAAAGCACCGGAGCGTCGACTTTTCAGGCCCAATACGGGATCACGCCGTCTGAGGCGATGCAGAATCTGCCTGGTTTCATCGGTGCCGGTGGTCCGAGTGATCTTGTGGGACGCGCTGCGGACGTCGCACTTGCGCAGGGCGTGTCTCCCACTCGAGCAGGGATTGGGATCGAGCAACTTCTTCCGCCCCCTGCTCCAACAGTGGTTCCGGCTGGGGTTTCGGTGACGGGAACACCGCTCCGTGACCAATATTTCTCCCCGGAAGGCACTCAGACCACCTACCTGACAGACACCGTTCTTCGGGCGCTCCCGCAGGGAGTAACGCCCGTTTACGGCGACATCGGCATTCGCTTTCCAGCGCTTGGTGAAACGGATACACGTCGCACGGCTATTGGCGTGCGTCTTCCGGACGGCCGTGTTCTTGAGGAGGGATCTCCGGAACTCCTCAACTACGTCCAGAACCTCGGCGCGCTGAACGTGCAGGCTGGTCAGACGGTCTTCAGGCCGACGACTGGAGTACCCGGAGAGCCGAATAGGCCTTTCTTGGCACCGACAAACGTGACGCAGGCGACCGTGGTGCAGACCGTTCCAGAGGTGACTACTCCCCCTGTGACTACGCCTCCTGCGACTGTCACACCGACGATTCCTACCGTCGATCCTCGTCTGACGATTCCGCAGTTGATTTCACCAGCCGTCGGAGGTGCGGGAGCAGGTGGCGGTGGCGCTCCAAGCACGGTTGTCCCAGTCGATCCGCGACTCAACATCCCTGTTGGTGGAATCACGAGCCTCGTTCCGAGCACCGTGGCTCCTGTCGCTGGGGTAGCTGGTGTTGCGCAACCGGTCACTGTTGGCCAACCGGGAGTGTACACCCCGTCTGGTCCGACGGTTGGGTTGCCTGCGCAAACGACCGTTGAGACTGCGTACACCACTCCAGAGGTTAGCGGCGGCACTGCTGCTGGCGGTGGCGAAGGCGTTGACGTTGAGGTTAGCGGCGGCACTGAGGCAGGTGCTGGGACAGACACCGGAACTGGTGAAGTCGTCGAGGTTGAAGTTGGCGGGGGCGGCGCTGGTACTGCTACCGGAGGCTCGGCTGGAACTGGCACTGGGACTGGCACTGGCACTGGGACTGGCACTGGGACTGGCACTGGCACTGGCACTGGCACTGGCACTGGGACCGGAACCGGAACCGGAACCGGCACTGGCACTGGCACTGGCACTGGGG